GGACTACGCCAAGATTGGCAGCTCCGGGAACTACGCCAAGATTGGCAGCTCCGGGTACTCCGCCCAGATTGGCAGCTCCGGGGACTCCGCCCAGATTGGCAGCTCCGGGGACTCCGCCAAGATTGGCAGCTCCGGGGACTACGCCAAGATTGGCAGCTCCGGGGACTACGCCAAGATTGGCAGCTCCGGGGACTACGCCCAGATTGGCAGCTCCGGGTACTCCGCCCAGATTGGCAGCTCCGGGAACTCCGCCAAGATTGGCAGCTCCGGGGACTACGCCCAGATTGGCAGCTCCGGGAACTCCGCCCGGATTAGCAGCTCCGGGAACTCCGCCCGGATTAGCTGCACTGGAAGCGATTCCGTGATTTGCTGCGCCGGACATGACTCTGTGGTAAAAGCGCCAGTTGGTTGCTGGATTACACTTGCGGAGTGGAAATACGATGGAGCAAAGCAACGATACGTTCCGGTATGTGTGAAAACGGAGTATATCGATGGCGAAAAAATCAAAGCGGATACGCCGTACATGCTGGAAAACGGGGAGTTTGTGGAGGCTGATAGTGATGGGGAATAAATCTGACAAGTGTCCCAGCTGCAAGTACCGAATTGACCCGGGTGGATGGGCGGCTTGCGACGGCTGCATTCACGATGAAGGCCTGAAAGACCGGTATGAGCCGCTGACCAACGCCGACCGCATCCGGAACATGACGGATGAGGAGTTGGCAAAGTTACTCAGCACCGGGACGTTTATTTGCGAGGGGCGTAAAGATATCTGCGAGGGAGGCATCTGCAAGTATACGCCGAAATGCGAGATATGCAGGCGGGAATGGCTCAAAGCCCCGGCAGAAAGCGAGGGGGAGAAATGAAAGTTCTGATAGCCTGCGAGGAATCGCAAACCGTGTGCAAGGCGTTCCGGGCGCTGGGGCATGAGGCATATTCCTGCGACATCCAGGAGCCGTCCGGCGGGAAACCTGAATGGCACATTTTGGGTGACGCTCTGGAAGCAATCAAACTCGTTCAAAGACCTTCCCCGGGATTGCAAAAGCTATGGCCGAACAGTATGGAGGTGACATAAGAGATGAGTTCACGGATGGCATTTCAAGTTGGAGATAGGTTTGGAAAACTTGTGATTTTGAGACAGGACGGCGTACATAAAAAGCCTTGTGGGACGACTGAAAGAAGGTGGCTTTGCAAGTGCGATTGTGGGAACGAGGTTTCTGTACTTGGGCACAATCTTAAAAGTGGAAACACAAAATCTTGTGGATGCCTGCCAAAGCAAAGCAGGCTGCCAAATAATCGAGGAGTTATTAACCATATCATACTCCAATATAAGCGTCACGCAAGAGACAGAGGGCTTGCATGGGGATTATCTTACGAAGATGTCGAGCACCTCATTCAGCAGCCGCGTTTTTACTGTGGAACAATAAATAGTAATCACAAAGTAACGAAAAATTGCAAAGAGGGATACGACCACAATGGAATAGACCGCACCGACAGTTCAAGAGGATACTTCATTGATAATGTTGTTCCGTGCTGCAAAATATGCAACAGAGCCAAAAACAATATGGATCAAAGGGAATTTATCGAGTGGGCGAGAAAAGTTACAAATCATACAGTTTGTCTACCTATGGCGGAACAGTGGGGATAGAAACGAGGTAAAAATGAACAAAGCACTGTTAAGCAGCGTAAAAATGGGCTGGCGAACGCCGAAAGACTTTTTTCGGGAACTGGATCAAGAATTCCATTTTGGCTTAGATGCCGCCGCTACATCAGAGAACGCCAAGTGCAGATGTTTTTTCACCCCTGAAATGGATGGCCTTTCCCTACCTTGGAGCGGATACGGAGCCGTGTTCTGCAACCCACCATATGGCCGGGAGATCGGGAAATGGGTGCAAAAAGCCTATTCCGAATATGTCCGCAGTGAGGTGACAATCGTCATGTTGATTCCGGCACGGACGGACACAAGCTATTTCCACGATTACATATACGGGAAAGCGGAAATTCGGTTTCTGCGTGGGCGGTTAAAATTTGAAGATGAAAACGGAGCAGCAATGAACACAGCACCGTTTCCATCTATGGTAGTGATTTTTAGATAGCAGATAAGCCCGGGGCAACCCGGGCGGGAAGGAGATAACAATGGACGAAATCAAATTGAAGCCCTGCCCGTTCTGCGGAGACAAGGGCGTTATGCAGAGAAACGGTTGTTGCTTTCGGGTATGCTGCCCAAATAGAGACTGCCCAATCGAACCGAGAACACATTGGTTTCCTAACCAGCTATTTGCAATCGAAACATGGAATCGGAGGGCTGAACATGAGTGATTACATCAGCCGGGAGGCGGCACTGACGGAATTGCAAAACCCTGAGCTGTTTAACGTCTCACCAAGATTTCTACAGATTCTCCGCGATCTTCCCACCGCCGACGTGGAGCCGGTGCGGCGTGGGAACTGGAATATTCGGCTTGCGGACGAATCTACCTTATGCCTGGAATGCTCCATCTGCAGGCGCAAGGTAGACAATATCGATTTGCACTACCTGCTGGAAGCCGGAGAATACGGCGAGGCCTGCCGGAGATACCCATATTGCCATTGCGGCGCAAAAATGTGTTTGGAGGACGAAACAAATGACGATTGACCGAGCAATTGAAATTCTGAACCCGGAACACCGGGAGCATTATGACGGCATGGACGAGGTGAACGAAGCCTGCCGAATGGGCATGGAGGCGTTGAAGCGGACAAGGTGGATTCCGGTCAGCGAGAGACTGCCGGAGGACAAAATTAGGAGTTATCTGTGCTGGTACGAATACTTCCGTTATGGCTCCTACAATGCGATGTACCAAACTTGCGGTATCGGCTATTACTGTAACGGTAGATGGGGCGGCGAGGTAGCGCAGGGACAGAAAGCGAAGGTTTTGGCTTGGATGCCGCTTCCTGAACCGCCGAAGGAAGGAGGCGAAGAGAATGGCTGATTTTATCGAGGTGCATCTGCAGGGCAAGCCCCGGCTGGTTAATCTGGACTGGGTGGAGGATATATGGCCAAGAAACGATTTGTTAAGCTGCTCATGTCGAAAGGCGTTAAGCGGAACAATGCAAACAGGATTGCGCAAGAGTTCCGGAAAGGGTCTTTGCCCTATGAATTTGCATGGATAGCTTTGGAGTGGAGATTTTTGGGAGAATGAAAACAAGCGATAAGCCCGGGGCAACCCGGGCGGGAAGGAGATAACGATGGAATGCAGAAATTGTGATTACTATAAAGCCAAAAACTGCAAACGTCAGTGTATGTTGCTGCCGAACGGTATGACCTGCGGGGACTGTATCAACTTTGATTGGTGCAGTATGGCGTATTCGGTTAAGCCGGAATACACGTCTTGCGATTTTGAGCCAATCAGATTCAAAGCCAAGGAAAAGGAGTTAAACCATGGATAAAATCAAATTAAAGCCCTGCCCGTTCTGTGGTGGAACAGCCGGAGCTATAGGGAACGGTGGATTTGACGAAGATAATTGCTTTTGGGTCAGATGTTGGGAATGCGGCGCAGAAACTTCCACTTATGAATCTGTGGAAGAAGCTAGAGAGGCATGGAACCGGAGGGCTGACAATGGCTAAATTTATCGAGGTACACAAAGGCGACGCCCCGTATCTGTTAAACCTGGACGATATTTCGTCTATCACTGCATTCGGGGGAGAAACGTGTTTTTGGCACCGAGACGGGGACAGCTCCGTCTATGACGATAGCTTTGACACGGTTCGTCTGATGATCGGTGCGGCACAGGGCGGGATTCCGATGGATACGGGAGGGAGCTACTGATGGGCAAGGCGGTGTTAATCAGTATCCGCCCGGAGTGGGTGGAGAAGATCGCCAGAGGTGAAAGGACCGTTGAGGTGCGAAAAACCAGGCCAAAGCTGGACACGCCGTTCAAATGCTACATCTACTGCACGCAAGGCAACGACGCACGCAGACTGCGCGGCTCATGGGGCAAGGTCATTGGGGAGTTTATTTGCGACCGGGTTGAAACCATCAAGGCGACAACAGAACCGTATGGAATCTACGATGTGGACGATGACTTTGTGGCGCAGACTGGGCTTGTGGACGGTGCTTTGTGGGACTACGGAAAAGGTGCAACACTGTACGGCTGGCACATTTCCAAGCTGGAAATCTACGACACGCCGAAGAAGCTGAGCAAGTTTTTTCGCCCGCTTGAAATCTGCATAGGCAAAGTGTGCGATGAATATGGGTGTGCATATTGCGAAAATGGCGGTCATATCAAACGCCCGCCCCAGAGTTGGTGCTATGTGGAGGAATTGCGATGAGTGATTACATCAGCCGGGAAGCGGCGAGTGCGGATTCCGACCGGAACAAGATAAAGACGCCATTCGCCAGAATCGTCGTGGAAGGAACACCTGGAAAGCCGTACTACAACATCTGGTACTTTGACCCAGCGGACGGAGAATGCCGCATTGGGTTCGGTTCGTACTGCCTTGGCAATGTGTCTAGTTGGCTTGCGGAAGAATTTGAGGTCACGGAACCCCGCGCCGACGTGAGGCTGGTGCGGTATGGGCAGTGGATATCATTAACCGATTGCTCGAATGCGGGGGTATATTGTTCAATTTGTCATAAAAAAGTATACAAGGAAGATTACGCTTGGTGTAATAGAAAAAATAAAGTAAGGTCGCCATACTGCCCCAACTGCGGCAGCAAAATGGATTTGGAGGGATAACATGACCAGAGAAGAAGCAATTAAACATTCCGAAGCCGTGATGGATTGTACGGCTGATGTGGCGGATTTGTTGGAAAAACAGCAGAATAAAATCAGGGATCTTGAATACGAGGCCCAGGAGCGCGAGAAAACCGTCGTTCATCATCAGATGCAGTGGCAGGCTGCCGAAATGTTCATTTGCACCATGTGCGGTCATTTTGACTACGATATAGACGGGAATATTGTCTACGGGAACAAGGATTGTTGTGAGATCGTCGGCTACCCCTGCTGTAAGAAGTTCACCCCATGGATTCCCGCGTCTGTTCGGTTGCCGAAGGAACTTGAGCCTGTAAATGTGGTGTGGGTAAATCACAACCCAGCGCCGTACTACCGGTACATGAAGGACGTTCCGCAAAAAGCGACTGCTGTCTATTACAGGGAGGCTTGGTATTGGTGGTCGTGTGTTTGCGAAGATTTGCTTGTAGAGTGCGGCGCGAACGAAACGGATCAGGTGGATGACGATATTGAAATCACCCACTGGCAGCCGCTTCCTGAGCTGCCGGAGGAGGAATGAGCGATGTACGAACGTGATAGGAAAGGGACGATCGAAAAGGCGTATAGTCAGGGTTGGCTTAGCGGTTTTGATTTCTCCGTCCTGATTCAGGATTTCCTTATTTCTCCCGACGGATATGTGATCGATACCGGGAACTGGGAAAATGTCAATGCTGTATGTGCTGTAAGCTTGGCGGAGAAAATCCGGAAACACCCGTTAATCTGGAAGCTGTTTTTCATGATTGCGTAGGAGGTGCGGAGAAATGAGTGAAAGACAAGAACACCGTCAGCGCCTTAACGCTAGAATCGCTTACGCCGCCGCTATTGAGCGGTGGGCGAAAAATCAACCGTCACGCATTCGGTTCTTTGCCGTCAGACGCTGGCTGAAAGAGATGCCGAGGAAGGAGGATTTTTATGAGGCTGGTTGACGCTGATTTACTTACAACTGAGATTATAAAAATTTCTGGCGTTGTACCTAATTTTAATGAGGATGTGGCGCTTTGCTCGGTCGATAGCATGCCCACCGTGCGAGCTGTGCCACTCGCAGAGTTTACGTGTGTGCAGAAGCAGCTGATTTTGTGCAACGCCCAACTGCTGGAAGCGAAAGAAAAAATGAAATCCATGGTGCCGGTGGTCAGGTGCCGGGACTGCATCCACCGGCAGGGGGACGAAAACCCTATGTGTATGCTGCATACCGAGCCTTACCCAAATGCCAGAGGTTACAAGGGCGACGCTGTTTGCGTGGAAATGAACGGCTTTTGCAGCTACGGAGAAAGGAGGAAAGCTACGCATGACACGTAAGCGCTTTATTAAACTTCTGATGGGGAAAATTCTGCTTTCCCGGAACGAGGCAAACTACATTGCCGATATTGTAAGAATTTGTAATCGGAGGGAATCATGAGCAGGAAACCGGACTATCTCACCCTGTGCTCCATAGCCGCCCAGAAGGCCGGGACGAGCTACGGCAAGTACATGGCAATGCACGGATACCACCCACCAATTCAGGCCGATGTGGAGGGCGTGGAAGCCCAGCAGGGAATTTCTAAAATCTGCCCACAGTGCGGGAAGGAATTCACGCAGGGCAAGATCAAGCAGAAAATCTATTGCAGCTTGGAGTGCCAGAAAGCCCACGTCCAAAGAGCCGCTCAAAGGAGATACCGCGCCAGAAAAGCGGCGGCTGACGCGGGATAAGGAAACGGGGCGGTAATGTGGAGTACAGGGACGGCAGGAAGTATTGCGTCGGGTGCCGGTATTTCTTCGGATACTACGAAGGCAGCCGGTGCTGCAATTACATATTCGTCCGCGGGGAAAAGCGGCCTTGCCCGCCTGGGAAGAATTGCATCGAAAGGAGGGAGAAAACGAAAAACAGGAGACGGAATTTAATATTATAGCTTTATCCCTGTATAGTATATATTAAATATAATCTTATATCTTGTGTGTGTCGTGTATATCTATACAGGGATTTAATAAGATATGCAAGGAGGAACGGAATGAACTGGAAGTATGAGGCCATTGAAAAGCTAAAGGAGTACAGTGCGAAGAAACAGTCCCTGAAAAGCATTCCCGAAGAAATGGCGCGGTTGGAATCCGCTATGCAGAGTATCCGAAGCGCCACGGCTGACGGTACGCCGGTAAGCGGCGGTGGCTCCGGCCGGGAGGACATGATGCTGTCGAATATCGTTCACCGCGAGGAATTGGCGCGGTCGCTGGAACAGGCGAGAAAATGGGTGTCGCTTGTGGATTCCGGGCTTGAAGTCCTTACAGACGATGAGCGGAAGGTGCTGGATAGATTCTACATAAAGCCCGCGAGGGGAAATGTGGACAGGCTGTGCGAAGAATTTGGGATTGAAAAATCTCAGGTTTATGCGCGAAAGGATTCGGCGCTTCACCACTTTACAATTTGCCTGTACGGATGCGCAGAAATTTGAAAAACCGGAAAAAAACCGGAAGATTTTCCAGTTTGAATGTGCTATACTGGTAAAAAAGAAAAAGCGCAAGAGGCTTGGGATTGTTCCTGAGCCTCTTTTTGCATGGCGCGGTAGATAACGAGTTGGGCGCTCTCTCCCCCACAGAAGGCCGTTTGAATCGGCCTCGCGCCTTTATAAAATATCAAAATGAAGGGTGGCGTTGAGATATGAATATCGTTCAGAAAAAGCTTAGCGAAATTGTTCCGTATGCAAAGAACGCCAAGAAGCACGATAAAAAGCAGATTGCCAATGTGGCAGAGAGCATCAAGCAGTACGGGTTCGTGCAGCCGATTGTGATTGACCGTGACGGCGTGATCGTAATCGGCCACTGCCGCGCTATGGCGGCAAAGAAGCTGGGCATGGAAGAAGTGCCGTGTGTCTGCGTGGACGATCTGACACCGGATCAGGTAAACGCTCTGCGGCTGGTGGATAACAAGAGCAACGAGAGCGACTGGGACTTTGACCAGCTGGCTGATGAGCTGCCGGAGTTGGATTTGTCGGCGTTTGACTTTGACTGGGGATTGCCTGAAATCACAGAAGAAGTTATTGAGGACGAAGCACCCGAAGTTGACGAAGATGCAGAGCCGATTGCAAAGCTGGGCGATATTTGGCAGTTAGGCAGACATAGGCTGATGTGTGGGGATAGCACCAGCATTGATGCGGTAGAAAAACTTATGGGCGGGCAAATGGCTGATATGGTGTTTACTGACCCCCCGTACGGATATAACTACCAAAGCAATATGCGGGAGAAGTCGAAGAAGTTTGATGTGCTGGAAAATGATGATAAAGTCCTCGATTTCTTCCCAAATATAAGAATTGTATGCAATGGATTTGTTTTCATTTGCACGACATGGAAAGTTCTTGACAAGTGGATACCGCTTTTTAAGAAATATCATGATTTAACAAATATGATTATTTGGGATAAAGGCGGCGGCGGAATCGGAGACCTAAAGCACACATTCTTAACTGATTATGAAGTCATCCTTTGCTCTAACAGCGGAAAAGAAATTAAGGGGAAGCGTATAGGATCTGTTTGGAATATACAAAAAGATTCTGCTAATGATTATGCTCATCCGACACAGAAACCTGTAAAACTATCAGAGTTCGCAATCAGAAATACGACAGAACGTGACGCAAATGTGCTTGACCTATTTGGAGGTTCTGGCTCGACATTGATGGCGTGTGAACAACTTGACCGGAACTGCTACATGATGGAACTTGACCCGAAATATTGCGATGTCATTATCAAGAGATGGGAAAATTTCACCGGCGAAAAGGCGGTTCTGTTAAATGACGATAGATGAAGCGCGGGCGATTATCGCAAAGACAAACAGCCCGTACTTAAAGCGGGACATGGAGAAGTTTATTAAACGCCAGCAGAGAAGGGAGGGCGCGTATGGCAAGACCAAGAAAGGAAATAGACCAGAAGCAGTTCGAGAACCTCTGCGGCCTGCAATGCACGCTTGAGGAAATCTGCGGCTGGTTTGATGTATGCTCGGACACATTGGAAACATGGTGCAAACGAACCTATAAGAGAAGTTTTTCGGAAGTTTTTGCACAAAAGCGCGGAGCGGGGAAAATTTCACTGCGGCGGAGCCAATGGCGATTGGCTGAAAAGAACGCTACAATGGCGATTTTCCTCGGAAAACAGTTTTTGGGGCAGCGCGATAACATCGACGTGACCGTAGCCGATGCAAAGGGCATTGCTCTGGACGAGCTGGAAAAGATGGTGTTGGAGGATGACGAGAGCGGAAGCGGTTCATCTTTTGAGGGATGAGCCAATCAAGATTGGATGGGCGGTAGGCTTCAAAGACTTAAACGTAAAGCTGCACAATGCATGGATGCGGGAGATGATTCGCACAAAAAGTGACAAGACTTTGCAGGCGCATCGAGGCAGCTACAAAACGACTTGCGTATCCATTGCCCTTGCTTGCTTAATCGTACTTCTTCCGAATAAAAAGATCATGTTCATGCGCAAGACGGACAGCGACGTGAAGGAAGTCATCCGGCAGGTTCAGAACATTCTTATGTCCCCGTATATGCAGGCGGTATGCGAAGTAATTCACGGTAGGCCGCTTGCGCTGACAACCGCGTCCGCTGTAGAAATCAATACCAATCTAAGCAATGATGCAAAGGGAACGGTGCAGCTCTACGGCTGCGGTATTTCCGGATCTCTGACTGGCAAGCACTTCGATATTATATTCACGGATGATATTGTCAACGTGCAGGATCGAATTTCAAAGGCCGAACGAGATCATACCAAAATCATCTATCAGGAATTGCAGAATATCAAAAATCGGGGTGGGCGCATTTTTAATACTGGCACACCATGGCACAAGGAAGACTGCTTCACGCTGATGCCGGAGGCGAAATGCTTCGATTGCTACCAGACAGGGCTTATATCCGCAGATACGCTTTCCAAGATTCGGGACAGCATGACAGCCTCTCTGTTTGCCGCGAACTATGAGCTGCGGCACATTGCGTCTGACGATATTATTTTCACAGATCCTGTTACCGGAGCTGACCCTGCCCTTGCGGAGCAGGGTATTTGCCACGTTGACGCGGCCTATGGTGGCGAGGATTACACAGCGCTCACAATTTGCCACAAAAAGGAAGGAAAATATTACGTATTTGGCAAGATGTGGAGAAAGCATGTAGATGATTGCAAAAATGATATTATCCGATATCGAAAGGATTTTAATGCTGGCGTGATCTACTGCGAAAATAACGGCGATAAAGGCTATTTGGCAAAGGATTTGCGGCGGATGGGCGAGCGGTGCGTGGAATATCACGAAAACCAGAACAAATTCGAAAAAATTTCCAGCATTTTGAAGCCGGAGTGGAAAAACGTTGTATTTGTGAACGGCACAGACAAATCTTACATCAATCAGATTTGCGACTACAACGAGGAAGCGGAACACGATGATGCGCCGGATAGTCTGGCTTGCGTCGTTAGGCGGCTATGGGGCAAAAAGGAAGCGGAACTCTGCCCTGCGGCTGCTGCGTTCTTGTAAATAGCAAATTCACATATTGGAGAAAATGCATGAAAATTTATCAAGATTTGGAAGAAGCCATTGCAAAGGGAACTACCGGGAAATTCATACGTGATGCAGTGCTGGAGCACCAGAGCAGCAAGGCGTACAAAGACGCCGCTGACGGTATGGCGTACTATAATAAGCACAATATCACCATTGAGAAATTCCAGAAGTTCCTTTTCACCTTATCCGGGAACAAAACCCCTGATATTTGGAGCAGCGACTACCGGCTTAAAACGCTAACGTTTCGGCGGCTGGTGACGCAGGAAGTGGGCTATATTTGCGCTAATGGCGTAAGCATGGACGAAAAGGAAAAGCTGGGCGCGGACTTCGACAATAAGCTGCAAACAGCGGCAAAATTGGCACTGGCGCAGGGCGTTTCCTACGGCTATTGGAATCTCGATCATCTGGAAGTGTTTTCATTCGCCGATACTCCCGGAAATCCGGGATTTGTTCCGCTGCTGGATGAAAAAACGTCGGAGCTGATGGCCGGTATTCGGTACTGGTTCCGGGAGACCGGACGAAAAACTGTTTTCCGGGCTACGCTTTACGAACTCGATGGCGTAAGCGAATGGAGCGCGGAGGGAAGCGACGACGCGCAGCCCATGGCCGAGAAACGCGCATATATCCACAAGGAGTTGAGGAACGATCTGGGCGTTGTGGATGTGTGCGACGAGAACTACACCCGCCTGCCTATTGCGGTACTGTATGGAAATGATACCCACGAAAGCGAACTCGTTGGGTTGCGCGGCTCCATCGACTGCTATGATTTTATCAAATCCGGGTTCGCCAACCAAATTGACGATACCAGCGGAATTTACTGGATTCTGCACAATACCGGTGCTATGGACGATAAGGATTTGGCACAGTTCATCCAGAGAATGAAGAGCGTAAAGGCGAATGTTGTAGATAGTTCCGATGGAACGGCGGCAGAAGCCCACACCCTTGACGTTCCTGTAGAAGCCCGAAAAACCATGCTGGATATTTTACGCCGCGACCTGTACGAGGATGCCCAGATGCTTGATGTATCGGCTCTGTCTGCAGTGGAAAAGACCACCACGGAAATTGAGGCGGCCTATCAGACCCAGGACAACAAATGTGCGGATTTTGAATACTTTTTGATCGATTTTGTGCAGCAGATCGCGGAGCTGGCGGGAATCACCGACGCGGAACCGGCGTTTACCTGGAACAAGATTATCAATCAGGCGGAGGTCACGAACATGGTGCTTTCGGCGGCTGCGTTCCTTGATGATGAAACGGTTCTGCGGCATTTGCCCTGGCTGCTGCCGGAGGAAGTGCCGGAAATCCTGAAACGGAAAGCGGACGCTGACATAAATACGGTTTACGGCGGTGATGAGGATGGCCAGACCGAATGAAGCCGATAGAGGAACCGATAGGGCGCTTGCCGACTTGGAGCGCCGCATTAACTCCGTATATTCTAAAGCGGCTAAAGAGCTGCAAGAGGAAATAGATGCTTTTTTCAAGCACTTTGCCGATCAGGACAAGAAGATGCAGGACTTGATAGGCCAGAAGCGCAACGGTAAGGAGTGGACTGAAAAGGACTACCAACAATGGCGGCTGAACCAGATGGGGCGCGGGGCACGGTTGGAAGCGCTCCGGGACAAGCTGGCCGAACGTGCGACGGAAGCAAAAGAGGTGGCGCTTGCCTATGTGAACGACGCTACGCCTGGAGTCTACTCCCTGAATCGAAATTACACCGCTTACACCATCGAGAGCGTTCACCCGAGCGCGGATTTTACGCTTTTTGACGAGCAGACCGTAAAGCGCTTAATTGTGGAGCAACCGGACGTAATGCCATACTACCCCGAAAGGCTTGCGCTAAAGCGGGGCATTGATTTGGCTTTTGGCAAGCAGCAGATTACAGCAAGCGTTACAGGCTCCATATTGCAAGGCAGAAGCATCAAGCAGATATCCGATGATTTGCAGTCCAGAATCGTCACAATGAGCCGTGTAAGCGCCATTCGAGCGGCAAGAACGGCAGTTACCGCCGCACAGAATGCCGGGAGAATGGACAGCTACGCCGCCGCTGACGAAATGTGGGGCATTAAATCCAAGAAAAAGTGGGTAGCCACAAAGGATTTGCGCACCCGCCACGATCACGGTATGGCAGACAATCAGATTGTGGACTACGATCAGCCGTTTGATGTCGGCGGCTATAAGATGATGTTCCCCGGTGATGGATCGTTGGGAGCGCCTGGGCATGAGTTGTATAATTGCCGCTGCACGGTGGTGAATGCCACGGACGATGATCTGGAAGCAGAACCCCACATGATGCGCGTGAAGAATCCCGAAACCGGGGAATATGAGCTTGTAAAGAAAAAATCGTACAAAGAATGGTACGACGAAAAGAAAGCGCAGTATCCCCCAGAAAAATGGGCGGGCATGGTAAAAGCTGGCAAGAACTATCAGGCCGACCAACGGCAATATGCTGATTTTGTAAATGTTTTGGGAAATAAAGCCCCGAAAACGTTTGCAAAATTCCAAGATTTGAAGTATAATGATATTGATGGGTGGGAGACGCTCAAAACAACGAAACGGCAGACCGATGTTGTAAAGAATGCTGAGTGTATAACTACTCCGAAGAAATACACGGGATATTTCCTGAAAGATGGGGCAAAGCACGCCGACCAGTTCTTCGATGTTGGCTACACAGCAGATAATCCGCTTAAGCTGCGATACGATATGGCAAGGCAGTTTGATATGAGCAAAGCTGTGGAGTTCAAGGAATTGGGCGGCGGAGCAACTCAATTTAACATCTACATGGAGTTGGGAGTTACAAAGAAGCGGTCTTTTGTTACGGGGTGGATACAAGATACGCCGGATAGCAAACCGAGAATTGTAACCAGTTTTAGAAAGAATCGAGGTGGGGAAGCATGATTAAAGAATACGACCATGTAAAAGTCCTCAAGACAGGCGACACAGGAATTGTCGTCGATGTTCGTGATACTGGTGGCATTTTCTACCTTGTAGAACTGGACAAAAACAACGAACTATTGGACTGCAAGAGGGAAGAGATAGAAAAGCTTTGTAATTAGAATATGGCAAGGGCTGAAAGCACTGTGCAAAAATGCATGGTGCTTTTTCTATGCCAAAATCTTCCAACCAGATAAAAAAGAAGCGGGCTGGAATCCCTGCTTGTGGTGGATTATGCGTATGCGCCGCCACGAACCGCACAAGACCGGCTCTGGAAGAAGCAGAAAAGGAGTGGAAAATGAGCATTACCTTTGTGGATAACTCCGACGAAATACTCCGCGCACTTGGTGAAGCGTGTGAGCGCGGATTGGAACGCTGCGGAGAAAAAGCTGTAGAATATGCCAAGGATTTATGCCCCGTTGATACTGGGAATTTGCGCAACAGCATTACACATACCGTGGAGGATGGGAAGAAAGCCATTGTTGGAACGCCGACCGAATACGCCATTTACCAGGAAATGGGAACGGGCAAATACGCCGAGGGAGGCGGAGGCCGTCCCACTCCGTGGAAATACCAGGACGCGCAGGGAATCTGGCATTGGACAGCTGGCAATCGGGCGCACGCGTTTATTAAGCCGTCAATCGCCGATCATCAGGGAACGTACAAAAACATTCTAAAAGACGAACTTAGCAAAGGAGATTGATGTGGTGTGGATACCAGAAAAATAAATGTGCTTGGAGCTGAATACACGCTTTCCGTTTGTGGCGAAGATGAAGATTCGCGGCTGGCAGAATGTGATGGGTTTTGCGACGAAACCAGCAAAGAACTGGTTGTGGATAGCTATAGCAAGCACGTCGGCGACCAAACTTGTAAGAAAAACTTACAAGTTCAGATTAGAAAGAACAAGCGGCATGAGATCATTCACGCATTTCTATTTGAAAGTGGCCTTGCGGAAAACTCCGAATGGGCACAGAACGAGGAAATGGTAGATTTTTTCGCTATCCAGTTTCCCAAGCTTATAGAAGCGTTCAAAAACGCTGACGCGATTTGAGGGGCGGTACAGTACGTAGATTTTGCGTGCTGTTCGGCTTCTTTTTTGTTTATTTCGGTAAAATCCGCGAAGTATAGCGGCTTTTATATCACAGTCGTCCCCGAAGAATAGGGGCGAAGAAAGGAAGACTGAAACAATGGCATTAACTCGCAAACTTTTGAAGGGGATGGGGCTTACCGACGAACAGGTGGACACCATCATTGAAGCACACACCGATACCGTGGACGGCCTGAAAGCCGATATCGGGAGGTACAAGGCCGACGCTGAGAAACTTCCTGGCATTCAAAAGGAATTGGATGATCTGAAAAAGGAAGACGCTGACGGCGGCTACAAGGCCAAGTACGAGAAGGAAAAGAAAGACTTTCAGGATTTCAAAGACGGAGTTGCCGCTAAGGAGAGCGCCGCCGCCAAAGAAAAGGCTGCACGGGCGTATTTCCAGAGCAAGGGCATCCCCGCCGAGAGCATGGGGCTGGTAATCCGTGGAGCCAAAGCTGAAATTGATGGCCTGAAACTGGACGGCGAAAATATCAAAGATACCGCCGCACTGGATGGGCTGCTTTCCGGCGATTACAAAGGCTTGATCGGCAAGACTACCACCACCGGCACCCAAACACAGACCCCGCCTGACACCTCTGGTGGCGCAAAGAGCCGCGCTGAAATCTACAAAAAGGACGATAAAGGCCGGTATATTTTGTCCACCGCTGAGAGACAGGCCGCGCTTGCTGAAAGTATGGCAAGCGAAAACAAATAACTTTTTTGAAAGGAGCTGTACAAATGGCAGCAAAAGAAAACGTAACGATTTCCACACAGTTCACCACGTCCGCGCGAGAGGTGGACTTTGTAACCCGGTTCAACGATAACTGGGACGCACTGCGCACCATTCTGGGCATTATGCGGCCTATCCGCAAAGCCCCCGGCACGAAGTTGGTATCCTACAAGGCAGAGGTAGACGGCACTTTGCAGGGCGGTTCCACCGTAGCGGAAGGCGACGAGATTCCCTTCACCAAGATGAAGGTTTCCCCCGTCACCTATGGCGATATCGAGGTGGCCAAGTACGCAAAGAGCGTTACCATCGAGAGCGTGGCCAAATACGGCGCAGAGGTCGCCGTAGAAAAGACGGACGACGCTTTCCTGGTTGCCCTGCAAAACAAGGTTTTGGGTGACTTCTACACTTTCCTGGCTACCGGCTCTCTGGCACTGACCCCCAAGACCTGGCAGTTGGCGCTCGCACAGGCAAAGGGCAAGGTGCTTGCGAAGTTCATGGGCATGGACAAGGACGTGACCGAGGTCGTTGGTTTTGCCAACATCATGGATTTCTACGACTACCTGGGCGATAAGGAGATTACCACCCAGACTATGTTTGGCCTTACCTATGTCCAGAACTTCCTGGGCTACAACACCCTTTTCCTCCTGCCTGACAAGTACGTCGCCGCCGGTAAGGTGATTGCAACCCCCGTTGAGAACATCGACCTGTACTACGTTGACCCGAGCGACAGCGACTTTGCCAAGCTGGGGCTGAATTACACCGTGAAGGGCGAAACGAACCTGATCGGCGTACATGTCGAGGGCGACTACTCCCGGGCTACCGGCGATATGTACGCCATCATGGGCATGAAACTGTGGGCGGAGTACCTGGACGGCATCGCCGTTGCCACTGTTACCCCGGCGGGGGGTTAAGGGCGGCTCTGACAGCTGACAAAACCGCACCGGAGACCGTGGACTTTGACGGAATGACGAAAGCGCAGCTTTTGGAGTACGCCAAAGGAAACGGTATCTCCGGGGTCAGCGCCGCAATGAACAAAGCGGACATTCTGGCCGTTGTAAAGAGCCGGTAAAGGAGGGAATCACATGGGACATGCGGTAAGCCTGTATGAGCTGCTTGTGTACCTGCGTAATTTCTTCCCCGGCTTGCACTGGCAGTTTACCGGGGCGGAAATCACCGGGAACCGGATCGTTATTCCCGGCCTTGAAACAGGCGATTACTACCTGATCGAAGGAAGCCGGAGAAATAACGGGATTCACGTGTACGGTGATGCTGATTTGCGGAACGAAACTTATACCGGAATCGTTACGGAAATCTGCGTACCGCCGGAGGTGCTGGCGATTTTGGAAGAAATCAACACATGGCAGGAGAAGAACGCCGAGGCCGTACAAAGCCCGTATCAAAGCGAATCTTTCGGTGGCTACTCGTACACAAAGGCAAGCGGTTCGTCCGGCTCCGGCGAAAGCACGAGCTGGAAAACGGTGTTTGCGCCGCGCTTGCGGATATGGAGGAAGATATGAGCTTGCTTGACTACTACCTGAACAACACGTGCGCACTGATGGAAAAGAAGCGCACCCCGGATGGTGAGGGCGGCTGGACAACGGAATGGACACCGGGCGCGGAATTTGACGCGGCTATTATTCTGGATACCTCCATGCAATCCAGAATCGCGGAGAAGGAGGGCGTTACCAGCGTGTACACCATTACCACCCGCCGCGCTACTCCGCTTTCTTTCCATGATGTATTCAAGCGGCTTTCCGACGGCGCAATTTTCCGGGTGACGAGCAACGGGAGCGATAAGGAAGCGCCCACGGTCGGCACTTTGGATATGTGCCAAGTTACCGCCGAGAAATGGGAGCTGACAAAATGACGGCAACAGAAGCGCTCTACAAGTTTTTTTCCGGCTTTAATCTCCCCGCGTATCCGGATACAGCGGTACCGAGCGACACCGTAATGCCCTACCTTACCTATTCCGTCTCCGTCGGCGGGTGGGGCGATATGGCGAACTCGCTGACGGTAAAGCTGTGGTATCACACGGAGAAAGAGGCAGAGCCGAACGCCAAGGCAGAGGAAATTTCCCGCACGATAGGACGTGGAGGCATTCAGCTGCCTTGTGATACCGGCACAGTTTGGCTTATGCGCGGTGAGCCGTGGTGCATCAATTCCACATTTGAATCAGATCAATCCATCAAATTGCGGCAACTGAACGTTGCCGCAATTTTCAATACCATATAGGAGGAAATCAATGAAATTTACACAGATTCCGCAGGATACCTTTAAGGAGCTTGTGCTGAATGCCGGTGTTCTGCTTTCGGCCTTTTCACCCGATACGGCCGAAGTCGCCGACGGCACTATTATTGGCGCTACCAGCGGCGGATTGACCTTCGCGGCAACGCCCAGCTTCTCCGATTTCGGCGAGGATATCGATAACTGCCCCAAGAACACGAAGGAGTTGAAACGGCTGGAAAGCTGGGAGGTGAAGCTGAGCGGCACTTTCGTATCTGTGAACGCCACTAACGCAAAATCGATGGTGGCCGCCGCTGATGAAGCCGTCGGGAAAATCACGCCCAGAAACGATATTGCCGCCGAGGATTTCAAGGACATCTGGCTTGTGGCCGACTACTCCGATAAAAACGGCGCGAAAAAGGGCGGCTATCTGGCCATCCATATGCTGAACGGCCTTTCTACTGGCGGTTTCCAGCTGAAAACCGGCGACAAGAGCAAAGGCCAGTTCGCATTTGAGTTTACCGGGCATTATTCCATCACGGCGCAGGATACGCCGCCTTTTGAGATTTACGTAAAGGCCGGAGAGGCCGAATCTGCTACGATGTAGGAGGCTAATCATGAGAAAATTATCTCAACTTGGCACCGACGAGTGCCTGGACGTGCTGTGCGAGATCACCCCGCACATTGTGAATCTCGTTTCTGATGAGGAAATCATGAACGCCATTGGCAAGCCGGTGGACAAGAAAAACTCCACAAAAGTCGGCGTTATGCTGATTGGTGCGCAGAGGATTACCACCGTTGTTCCGTTGCTGCTGAAAACGCACCGCGCCGACATTTATGCTATTTTGTCCATCATGGGCGAAAAGAGCATTGAGGAAGTGGCCGCACAGAGTACCATGGCGACGCTTTGGCAGATTAAGGAGCTTTCCAACGATAAGGAACTGCTGAGTTTTTTCAAATCGTGGGGGCGTGGGGAGCAGAGCGAATAATCAGCGCACTGTGCGCCCTCCCCAGAGTACGGGCGAGGGCGTACCTCTCCATTCTTCCCATGGAGTTGAAAAAGCAATGCGAACGCGAAATTCTTCGGCGCTACATTACCGACGGTATCCAGATGATAACGCAAAACACGGCGGGGCGTGATGAGCGATTGTATCTATCTATCGGATACGAGGATATCATCAGCCCGAAGCCGGAGGAAAACCGGTCTGCGGAGGATATCGTGGCGGATGTGGTGAAAAATGCCGGGCTGAAACTGGTGACGAAAGGCGGTGGGCAGGATGGCGGCTAATGTATTTGAGCTGTTTGCGACGATCTCTCTGGATACAGATGAATATGAGCGTAAACTAAAGGATTCTAAAAACAAAACAAGCACATTCGCCGACGTCCTGAAAGCCAACCTTGCCAGTGGCGCGATTATCGCCGGAGTAAAGAAGCTTGCCGGGGTAGTTGCAGACGTTGGCAAAGCGGCCTATACAAGTTACGCGCAGCATGAGCAGCTCACGGACGGTATCAAAAAACTGTATGGAGATGCTGCACAGGCTGTAATTTCCAACGCAAACGGCGCGTACAAATCCGCCCAAATGTCCGCAAATTCGTACATGAGCAATATTATGGGATTCTCTGCGGCGCTGGTGGAATCTCTTAATAAAGATCAGAAAGAAGCGGCTAAAGTAGCAGATACGGCGCTCAGGGACGTTGCCGATAATGCCAACGCTTTCGGTAAATACACCGTTGAGGAACTGGCCGGAGTTTATCAAGCTTTGGCAAAAGGCCAGTACCAGACGCTGGATAATCTGATGCTTGGATTTGCCGGTACAAAAGAAGGACTTCAACAGCTGCTGGATAAGGCTAACGAGCTGAACGAGGAGCAGGGCATACATACGCAATATTCGATTGATAATTTCGCGGATATTGTGAACGCAATCCACAAAGTTCAGGAAGAAATGGGCATTGCCGGAACGGCATCAGGAGAAGCAGCAAACACCATTGAAGGATCTACTGCCATGGCAAAGGCCGCATGGGAGAACCTTGCAACTGGCATGGCTAACAGCAGCGCCGACATGGAAGGACTTACCCAGGACTTTGTGGACAGCGTATTTACAGCCGGAAAGAACATTATACCCCGTGTACAGCAAATCGTTACCGGCGTTGGAACTGCCACGGTAGAAGCTATTTCGTATCTCCGGGAAACGAATAGCGCTATTGACCTTCTCGTCACGGCGTTTGAGTTCGCGGCAACCGCCGCAACCGTTGCCGGTACTGCAATCGGGGTGAATATGGCCGGAAAGGCCATTGCAAATATCGCCACGATATTCACGGCAAATGCTTCGGCGCTTGCGTTCTTCACAGCGGAAAGCGGGAAGGCGGCGGTCGCGGAAGCCACACTGAATGGCGTATTTTCCGTCAGTGAAATAGCCGTTGGCGTACTCACCGGGAAGATTTCCCTTGCAACTGCGGCGCAGTATGCATGGAATACGGCTATAAACGCGAACCCCATTGGCTTGATTGCCGCGGCTGTAGCTGCTCTGGCGATTGGCATCGGCAAGGCAACCAAGGCGCACAAGGATTTCGTCAAAGAGTTAGCCGGAGAGCCGCAGACGGTAGAAGAAGCACGCGCAAAGGTAGAAGAGCTTGAGCAGCAGTACGAGGAAGCTTCAAAAGCCAGACTGGAAGCGTTCTCGTCGGATGCTGGTTTCAGCGGCGACACCGTCGAGATGGAGAGATTAGCCGAAGCCATAAAGCAGGCGAAGCAGAATCTTGCCGATTTGGAAGCGCAGGAGCAGGCCGCCGCCGAGGAAGCGGCAAAGCCCGCAAATGTGATAAAGGCTGCTTCTGAGGAATACGCGGCCGCCGCACAGTCCATTTTGGAGGATTACCAGAATACCTATACCACCATCTATAACGGGCTGCATGATGTTGGTTCTGCGTTTACTTCCCAAATAGAAGTTGTGAAAATGTCGTGGGATGATTTCATGGGGAATCTTACGGGTAATACAGAGGTTCTTCAGCAGATCGATGAAGATTTCGCATTCATTTCCGAAAAGGCAGACCTCGCAGGCATTAGCGTTGACGGACTTTCTCAATATCTCGCGTCCATGAGTACGGGGGAACAGGCCGGATTCCTTGCAGGGCTACGTGATGAACTAGAAGATATGTCCGGCGGCACCGAGGGGCTAAGCAAAAAACTTGCGGAGCTTATGGACAATGTTTCTGCATATGAGGCCGCAGGAACCGAAACTTCTGATGGATTGGCGTTGGCGGTGGAGAATGTAAAAAGCCGTATGCAGGAAGCCGCAGACAGCTACGTGGAAAAGGTCGGCGATCTTGACCAGGAGGCGGCGGCTACAGAGGCGGCAACCAATACCATGAGTGGTCTGGTTGCCGGTATCGACAGCAGCACCCCCGGAGTTTTGGATAAGCTGGATTCTCTTGCATCTCAAATGAAATCACGATTGACAAATAGTTTTGCCAACTACACGCTCACGATAAAGGCCAATATCAAAGGAAGTAACGTTCCCGGAGCAAAGAGCGGCCTTGATTATGTACCATACGACGATTATCTGGTACGCCTCCATAAAGGGGAAAAAGTTCTCACCGCCGAGGAAGCGCGAGCGTATAGGGCTGGAGAATCTGTGGGTGCGTCCGGCGGGGCGGACTACGACGGCGTGGGGTTTTCTGGCGGTTCGCGTGGTGTGACGATCATCCAGAATATCCAGTCCGTTGCACAAACGCCTGTTGAACTGGCCGCGGCTACAGAAGCGTATTTCACACAAGCGAGGTGGACAATTTGACGAACTTCAACAATTTAAGCAAGTTGTTCCGCTACGTGAACGAAAACGGGGATAGCGTTACCTTTGATTATGCCGGTGGATATCTTATCAACAAGCCCACGGGCATCGATACGGTAACGGTAGCCCTGTCCCAGGCGAAGGGCATTAACCAGACGGGCGCGACAATTCAGAGCAAAAACGTTCAGCCCCGGCCTGTAAATGTCAACGGGCGTCTGGTGGGAGACGGACAAGCAGCGAATAAAGAAAAGCTGCTTTCCGTCATCCGCCCCGACATTTCCGGAAAGCTATACGCGGATGATTACTATCTGAATGTTTGGCCTACGGCGACACCCAGCATTGAGGCGAAACAATGGGGCGCGCAGTTCCAGTTTTCCCTTTTGGCGGCGTATCCGTATTGGTGCAAGGACGATTCCGCAGCGGTAACGTTGTCCGGCATTCAAAAGCTATTCAAATTCCCATGGAACATTTCAAGGCCGTATCGTTTCGGCCAGCTGTTTGAGGCGAAATTTATCAATGTGGAGAATCGCGGCCAGGTTCCCGTCCCGTTTACTGCTACTCTTTCGGCAAGCGGTGATGTGGAGAACCCCAAAATCACCAACGCCGCGACGGGAAAATTTCTGCTGATAAATAAAACTATCGTCAGCGGGGAGCGGCTGATTGTAGAGATTACGCACGATCGGACAACTGTAACGTCATCCGTTGACGGAGACTGCCGGGGCGCGTTGAGCCTGAAAAGCACTTTGTTTCAGCTGGAAGTTGGGAACAATGTGTTGAAGCCGGAAGCGACAAGCGGGCTTGCGAATTTGCAGGTGGATATTGATTTCGCAACGGAGATCGTGGGGATTTCGCTATGAGCTTTGAAATCTATAAAGAGGACTTTTCCACCCGGTACGAAATCCGGCACGCAATCAGTGTTATCATGAATATTTACTACAACGATATCGGAAAGCTGATACTGGTTGCGCCGGTAAGCGACTACAATATTAACGTGTTGAAAGTCGGCAATCTCCTGTATGATACGAGCAGAAACGTAACATTTGTGATAGAAAACACAAAGATTGACACGACCACGAACCGCATAACTGCGAATGGATACACCGCAAACTGGCTTTTGAATAAGCGCATCATTGCATCGGAATATCACATGACAACTATCGAGACGGGCGTGTACAAGCTGATAAGCGATAATCTCCGGGGAATGACAAGGGTTCAAGTTGCACAGGCAACCGGGATGACCGATAAAACGGACAATGTTTTCATGGGCGGGAATTTGCTGGATGAAATCATCCCGTTTCTTGAAGAAAAAGGCATAGGCCACACAATGGAGTGGAATCCCGACGATATGACGCACACTTTCCGCCTCTACAAGGGGCGCGACCTGACGGCTGGCATTCACGCCATTGTCTTTTCGGAGGAACAGGGAAGTGCAAAAGACCTTGTAATTAACGACGACGATTCAACCCTTTGCAATGTGGCCTATGTGCAAGGAAGCCTTAGCGGCACAGACAATACTTTTATTGAGATTGTTGGCGATATCACCGGGGACAATCGCCGGGAAGTGTGGTTCAAGACAGCCGTTCGGCAGGAAAATGACGAATCTGCGGCTGATTGCAAAGCCCGTGCGCGTGCTTATGGACAGATGGAGCTGGGAAAGCGAATCCGGCGAAAGTCATTTTCCGTATCCATCGACCCGGAAGACCTGGGCAAGTATTACGCTCTGGGGGACATTGTATCGTGCGTATCTGCCCGGTTTGGGGTATCGTTCAGCGCCCGGATTACGGGCATTAAGTACACCTTGGACAGCAACAAAGCCCGGACAGAAGTTATCCTGGGCGACCCTATTCTTACAGCATTGGGGGCAATGAAATTAAATGGCTAATATCAAAAGTTTCCCGAATAACCAAGATACATACATAGGCGCAGAAGACGTTATGCGCTGGCACCATGGCCGCACATCTGGCGTTTTTGCTGCTGGCAGCAATGCCTCCGTGCAGGCGCTTTCCACGCCGGGAATGGCGGTGGAAGTCTCGGACGGCACCGGATGGATGGCAAATTCCGGAAGGAACGGCATTGTTTGGTGGATTGATAATGAATCCGTTGACGGCGCCAAATTGCACCTTCCCGTTGACGCGGCAGACGGCGTTTTGAACCGTATCGATCGCGTAATTGTGGAGTGGAAAACCACAAACTATGTGGACTATCCGGAAGTGAAAATCTTGAAAGGCGCAAAATCTGGGAAGGCAGCAGCCCCGGCGCTGACAAACAACAGCACAATCCGGCAGATCAGCCTTGCGCGGATTTCCGTTGCAGCCGGTACAACCGCTATCACCGCTTCCATGATTACGGATGAGCGGCTTGACGCTTCGGTGTGCGGGCTGGTGACGGAAAAGGTGGGCATTGATACCAGCACAATGCAAAGTCAGTTTTCCACACTTTTGCAGGAAACGCAGGCACAAGTAAAAGATGTGCTTGATGATACCACGGCACAAGCCACATCGGTTCTGGATTCCATCAACCGGGAGCTGGCAGACCTGGAAGCCGGTACGGCGGTGGAGCTGAAAAAGCTCCTGTTCACGAACATCGGCGTGCCGGTATCCGCGTTTGTGGCTGATTCTACATATCAGGATTATCCATTCCGCGCGGCAATCGCGCTGACGGGGGTGCTGGATACCATGATTCCGGAGGTGGTTCTTGCTGTGGCAGACGCAATTGACGGCAATTTTGCCCCTGTTGCAGCTACCTATAACGGCGGCGTGTATCTGTATGCCGCAAGTGCCCCGGAATCGGCAATTACAGTTCCCACCATTATTTGCTGGAAAGGCGGTGTAAGCGCATGATTGGCAGAGTTAATACCGGGGGCGGCTCTGGCTGCATATTGACTATAACCGCCGTTGCCAGTGAGACCGTAACAATCTCCAAAAATGGTAAGTCTAAGAGCAAAACCGCGGACTCCAAGGGCGTTGCGGTATTCAGGGGGCTTGATACTGGTAAGTGGACAATCACCATTGTCAGAGGTGGTGTTCCGATTACAAGAGTTGTGGCTGTTACTGCAGATTACAGCGTTGCAATTCCGCTGTTTGCAGCCACCATCAACATCACCTATCCTTCCGGTTCGACATGCACTTGCTCTGACGGCACAACGACTCTATCCGCTCCTGATACCAGTGGTACATGGGCTTGCATCGTACCGAATGCCGGAACTTGGACTGCAGCTGCTACAGATGGGGTAGAAAACACCAGTGAATCTGTATCTATAACTACAGATGGTCAAACTGTGGCTGTGGAGCTGAGTTACTATACCTACCTATTCAAGCCGAATACAGATACTACCAATGTGACTGGTGGTTGGCAATTAAACAGCAAGGGTTCACTAGACAGTGCAGGGGATCAACTAGTAGCTACATTTACGAACGCCTACAATCATAGCTCCGCCTTTAACGTGGCAACCATCAATAAAATTGATTTTACGGAATTCACTACGTTGGTGGCTACATGTAAAGCTGCGGATAAGAGCAACGCAGCGCCTAGATCCGCCACCTTCGCAGTAGCCAGCACTCAGGCCGGGTTTAATGCCGCTGGTACAGCGTCTACTAAGGTTGCATCCACTACTTTTAGCAATAGCACAACTACCGTTACAATAGACGTATCTGGAATATCTGGATCGTACTACGTAACATTTGTTGTGGATTTGTCCAATTACAACACGGGAACGCTTACTGTAGATGAAGTTAAATTGATGAAATAGGAGGCGTGGACTGTGAAAAAAATCTATCTTGATTCCGATTTCAAATGCCACATTTCCGTTGCCGATGGACGAACGCAGATTGAAACGGACGCCTTTGACGGTAAGTGCGACGCTTACATTGAGGGCTACCGCTTCATCCCGGCGGGTCATACGTGGGCACGCGCTGATGGTGTGGTGTTTACTGGTGAGATGATTGCCCCGTGGAAACCCTGGGATGAACTTGACGCCGCTCAGCGGGAGTATGAGCGGGAGCAGTACCAAACGACTGTTGCCCAGAACACTGAATATGAGTCTGCGTTGTCAGAAATAGAAACTGCTCTGGGGGTGAATAATGCATGATGACCATCGAAGAGCGTAAAAACGCTATCCTTGCAAAAATCGCGGAAATAAAAGCCAGCGGTGGCGAGGAACAGTTGAAAGAGCTGGATGAAGCCTACAAGAAGGGGGTTGACAGTCTGTGACACAAGAGGAAAGAAAAAGCATCATGTATGCCCAGGGGCGTGCGAATGCGCTTGCCTTGCAGGAGAAAGCCCCGGACATGACAGGCACCGAACTGAACGCGGCGGATAGTGATATTCCCAGTTTTAAGGCCGCTGTCGCAAACAAAAACATGTTGGAGCGCAAGGCAGGGTTTGTGTGCCAGTCGTCTGCTGGCCGTGTGGTGCGGCTTGTGCAGCCCTATGACAGCACTATCTACACCCAGGAGCCGGAGGAACTTCCCGCACAGTGGGGGTTTGCTTGGAGCACAGACCCAGCGAAAGCGTTGCCGTTCGTCGCCATGGCTACCAGCCCCTACAATAAGGGCGACTGCTGCACGGAGGGCGGCAAAGTGTATCGCTCCAAGTTGGCCAATAATGTATGGTCTCCTTCCGCATACCCCAAGGGCTGGGAAGAGGTGAACGTATGACGGTAAAGCAAATTCAATGCCTTCTGACCTATCTGAGCTATTCTCCCGGCGCAATCGATGGAGCTGACGGCAGGAATACCCAAGGGGCAATTCGGGCGTTTCAGGCGGACTACGGGCTTACCGTGGACGGGATTCCGGGTGCGGCTACCCAGAAAATGCTGATTGGCGCGATTGCCGGGACAGCGGTCAAAGTAGAGAAGCCGGAGAGCAGCGACGCGCCGAAGACCGGGACGTTCTGGGATGATATCCGGTACTTCACCCGGAAGGAATTCCGGTGCCAGTGCGGCGGGAAATACTGCAACGGATTCCCCGCAGAACCCGCAGAGGAAACCGTTCGCATGGCCGATGAGATACGCCGCCGGGCTGGGGTTCCCCTGAACGTGAATTCCGGTGTGCGGTGCAAGCGACACAACGCCGAGGTTGGCGGAGTATCCAACTCCCTGCACACCATGGGGCAGGCCGTAGACCTCTCAGGGGCTATCTCCCCGGAGAAGCTGTATGCCATAGCGCAGGAGGTGCAGGCCGAGAAAATCCCCGGGCGGGGCGGTCTGGGGCTGTACGGATGGGGCATTCACGAGGACAACGGGAAGTACAGCCGATGGAACGGCTGAGGAGGGAGTATGCCAATGGAAGAAACGGAAATCGCCGGTCGGCTTTCTGCGGTAGAACAGCGGAGCAAATCCAACTCCCACCGTCTGGACGCGCTGGAGAAGCATACGGAAGCGCTGAACACGCTGGCAACGTCTGTTGCTGTCATGGCGGAGAAGGTGGAAGTTACCGGGGAGAAGGTTGACGGCCTCTGCACGGACGTGCAGGAGCTGAAATCCGAACCCGGCAAGCGGTGGAAGTCGGTGGTGGAAAGGGTCATATACATCGTCGTGGCCGCTGTTGTAGGGTTTATTCTTGCCCGGCTTGGGCTGGGCTAAATTTAAGGAGGAAAACAAAATGATTAACTGGATTGTACGAATCAAAAACAAAAGCTTCTGGCTGGCCATCATCCCAGCCGTTCTGCTCCTGGTGCAGACCGTAGCGGCGGTGTTTGGCTACTCCCTGGACTTCGGCGAGCTGGGCAACCGCCTCATTGCTGTGGTAAACGCCGTGTTCGGTGTGCTGGTGATTCTGGGCGTGGTCAATGATCCCACCACCGCCGGTATCGCTGACAGCAAACTGGCAAGAACCTACAGTTCCCCCAAGGAGGACTGATGTGATAAGTGGATAAAGTCCGATGGAATCGGGTGATTCTGGATGAGTTCTGTTCTCTGGCGATTCTTACGCCGCTAGAGGAAAAGATCATCCGCACCCGAGCCGCCGGATGGAGCCGTGTACAGCAGTGCCACGCTTACGGCATGTCCCTTGCCACATTAGATAGGTACATTAGGAAGTTGAAAAACTCCTATAACAGTGTGCAGGAGTATAGCTACATACTCCCCAAAAACATAGACTTCTGATAGCTTTTTGAAGGATATGTGATTGTAAGTCGGTAGGGAAACGAGAGTTTCCCTACCGATTTTTTTGTTATTCTATAGGAAGAAAGGGGGCGTTGCCTATGGCTGAATTTCAAAGCTTTAATCCAAATCCCCGCGCCGCGAAAGTCGGCGACTGCGCAGTCAGAGCTGTGGCAAAGGCTCTTGGAATTGACTGGTATCAATCATACGTTGAGCTGGCCAGCGAGGGGCTGTCTCAATGCGATATGCCTAGCGCAAATAACGTATGGGGCGCGGTGTTACGGCGGCATGGATTCAGGCGGGCGGCAATCCCGGCGGAATGCCCGGACTGCTACACCGTAGGCGATTTTATCCGGGAATACCCAAACGGGATTTACGTTGTCGCGCTGAAAAACCACGTTGTTGCCGTGGAAAACGGCGTTTTGTACGACACTTGGAACTCAATGGACGAAAATCCTATCTATTTTTGGAGGCGTGAATGATGGCAAACCCTTATATGCAGCCCAACTACCAATCCGGCTATTTTCAGCCCAACTATTTCCAGCCGCAAATGCCAATCGGGCAACCGCAGATGCCCGCACAACCCCAACAGCCGCCCCTTGACGATCGAATTTGGGTAGCTTCGGAATCTGCGGCGGAGGCGTTTATCGTCACGGCAAACGGATTTGTGCGGCTATGGGACAGCAACAAGCCTGTATTCTACGAAAAGCGGACGGACGCGCAAGGGCGACCAATGCCGATTGTAGCGTATGAATACAAAATCCGGGACGTAGGAGCTACCCCGGAGGCAGTCAGCGCAGGATTTGAGCAGCGGCTTTCTGCTGTAGAGGAACGGCTGAACCAGCTGACAGATGGAAAACGCGATGCCAAGAAAGCGGAGGTAAAACGCAATGATGCCTAATCCTATGCAGATGATTTCCCAATTCCCCCAATTTATGCAGCAGATGAGGGGGCAAGACCCACAACAGCTGCTTAATCAGCTTGTACAGAGCGGGCGCGTAAACCAGAAACAGCTTAACCAAGCCCAGCAAATGGCACAGCAGATGCAGGGGCAGTTTGAGCAATTCCGGGGCATGTTCGGCTTCGGAGTGCCTAGAAGGTAAACAATAATCTGGCCAGATTTTGTTATATTTTTCATCTTTTGAAAGGAGAACAAAATGAGTATTAC